CACTGCGGTATGTGATCGCGGTCAGAAGTACAAAAGCTTCCTGAATGTAATCGAAGACCCACGTATTGAAAAGAAAATCAAACGTAAGTATCCTGGTCTGCGTTCATCATTCATTCGCGGTTATGAAAATTTGATGGTTCGTGATTTCTTTGGTATCAAAGATCGTAACCTAGATGAACTACCTTTCATTGATAGACTTAACATACTTACAAAATCCGATTACACTTTAAATATTAACTTCACCGACTATGAAGAAGAGTTGGTAGAGAAAGTTAAAGATTGTGAAACATGGGAAGATGTTCTCAGAGTCACTGAAGAAATTTGGAATTACTCCAAAGATGAACAAAGTAAAATGAAACAATTCCAACAGGAATACTTTGTTGAAGATTCTGATGGTGATGAAACTGGTACCAAATCTGGTGGGTCTGATGACGATGGTGAAGAATCCGATCAAGAATTTGATAGGGGTGAGCCAGGTGAGCCAGGCGATGGTGATGAAGATGAAGATGAAGAGTTTGATGAAAATGGTAACAAAATCAATCGTGATAAGCGTTCCCAAAACGCTGATAAAGATATAGAACCAAAATGTGAAACTGATGAAGCGTTTCGTAATAACGAACAGAAATTGTTGGATGCCAAATCACGTACATACTTTTACGCTGAATTACCAACACCAATTCTAAAGAACATTATTACTCCAGTAGCACGTGTTCATGAAATTCTTACTGAAGAATTCAAGAGTCAATGTACTGATTATGATAGTGTTGTTCAAACATTGTATGATCAGTTTCGTAAAAAGAATGAACGTTATATTGGTTTGCTTGCCAAAGAATTTGAGATGCGTAAAGCCGCAAGTAAATTTGCCAAAGCAAAAGTTGCATCTACTGGTGACATTGATGTAAATAAAATTTACAAATATCAACTTGACGATAGCATCTTCAAAAAAATTATGCGTGTACCCAAAGGTAAATCACATGGTCTGGTTTTGTTGTTGGATAAGTCTGGTTCAATGCAGAGTAACTTGTCAGCATCATTTGAACAGATTCTGATTCTGTCCACATTCTGCCGCAAAGTTAACATACCGTTTACCGTTTATGGTTATGGTAATAGTGCAATATCACGTGTAAGTGATTTCCCGAATGAAGACGGTAACGTAAAATGCTTTACTGATAAAACAAATGAAATGGTTTTCAGTAACGTTTATTTGCGTGAGTACTTGAATTCGAATATGGGTAATGCTCAATTCTTGAAAGCAGTTAAAAACATTTTGGCACTGATGACTACGTTCAGAGGTAATTGGAAAGCTAATTATTTTTACCGCACTCCTGCCGAAGCATTATCGAATACTCCAATGACTGAATCTTTGGTTGCTGTTAAACCTTTGATTGAAAAATTTAGGGAAATTAATAATTTGGATATCGTGAATACGGTAGTCATTCACGATGGTGATGCTGATAAAATTGATTCCACATATTCAGATAGTCAAAGACATAACGGTTTTGCTCCTGGTTGGATGAATGTTTTTATCAATGATAAGAAAAACAAAATTCAAGTTCAGGTGAAGCATGATGAATTGAATAGTGATGGTGTACGTTGGGCTGTCTCAGAATGGTTGACCAAGACAACTGGCACCAAGATTATTGGATTCTTTCTTGCTGATGAAAACTATCTAAAGAATGCATTACGCCGTAGGTTGTTTAATAAAGAAATGAATGGTTTACGTAGTGATCCAAAAAACTATGGTATGTCAGATGCACTGAATAAGTATGCTAGGGTTTTGCGTAAAGAAAAATTTCTGGAATCAAGTAATACTGGTTATAGTTCTTTCTTTATTCTACCTGCGGGTAACTCGTTGTCGGTAACTGATGATGAATTTGAAGCACCTGCTAAAGTGAATGCAACAAATCTAACCAAAGCATTTATGAAGTATAATAAGACACGACAAGTCAATCGTGTTTTGGTATCGAGATTCATTGGTTTGATAGCAGTATAATTGGTAAAAATACAACGGTAAATTGGTGCTTGACAGTTTACCGTTTATCAAATATAATGGTTGTACATTGTGAATGGGAGTTTATATTATGACAAGTCGAATTGAAATCCGTGAGAAGTTTCTCAAAGCATTGATTGCTACCAACAAAGCAGAAGTTACATTCCAAGAAGTCAAAGATATAGCAGAAATTGCAGGTGTACCTTTGCCACAATGGTTCACCAAAGACGATGCCAATCGTATTGGTCGTGGTATGTATAAAGTCCCTAATGCATTTGATGCTAATGTTGCTGCGGGTATTAATATGGTGGCACAAGTTATTCCAATCACACAACCAAAGTCTGTAGAAAATCGTATCACCAATGTTGTCACTGATCTAGAAGTGGAAAACTTAGTGCCAGAAGTTTACGATAACTACATTCCATTTGGTAACTTTGATGATGTTGTCACAATCATCAAAACAAATAAGTTCTTTCCAGTGTTTATCACTGGTCAGTCTGGTAATGGTAAAACAATGTCGATTGAACAGGCTTGTGCCAAACTTAATCGTAAGTTTATTTGCGTATCCATGACTCCAGATACTGATGAAGGTGACTTGCTTGGTAACTTTGTGTTGATCAACGGTCAGATGGAGTGGCGTGACGGTCCAGTAACGGTTGCTGCTCGTCAAGGTGCGGTTCTGTGTATCGACGAAATCGATTATGGTTCAAACAATCTGTCAGCACTACAACGTGTATTTGAAGGTAAACCATTTCTTCTGAAAAAGAAAAACGAATTGGTTAAACCTGCCGATGGTTTTACTGTGTTTGCTACAGCAAATACCAAAGGTAAAGGTTCTGATGATGGTCGTTATATGTTTACGAATGTATTGAACGAAGCTTTCTTGGAACGTTTTCCAAATACGTTTGAACAAGATTGGCCACCTGCAAAGATTGAACAAAAGATTATTGCTAAAGAACTCTCTTCAGTTGGCAAAACTGATGATGACTTTGCTCAGAAACTTGTTACGTGGGCTGATGTTACTCGTCGCACCTTTGCTGAAGGTGCTTGCGATGAAGTTATTTCGACTCGTAGGTTGGTACACATTGTTAAAACCTACGGTATCTTTGGCAGCAAAATGAAAGCGATTGAGTATAGTTTGAATCGTTTTGATATCGATACCAAAATCTCTTTCATGGATTTGTATACCAAAATTGATGCGGGTGCTACTGCTGAAACATTGAGTGAGGTAGTTAAAACACCAGAAGTTTCTGTAGAAGAACCCTTTTAAAAGGTAAACATAAACCCATAAAAAGTATTGACATTGCTGTAACAGGTTGTCATACTTCAAAGTGAAGATGCATATATATAGAGTATCTTCACTTTTTTATGGGTAAATTATGCAAATTCAGGTAAACATTGAGGAATTGAGAAAAAATAAGTTGTTCGTAGCAACGCCAATGTATGGCGGCATGTCACATGGATTGTACGTCAAATCCTGTCTTGATCTACAAACCGTAATGATGCGTTACGGAATCGAAGTAAAGTTCTCCTTCCTATTCAACGAATCCCTCATCACACGGGCACGTAACTACCTTGTAGATGAGTTTCTCCGCACAGACTTCACACACATGTTGTTCATCGATTCGGACATCCACTTTGATCCGAATGATATCGTCGCACTAATGGCACTTGATAAAGATGTTATCGGTGGACCATACCCTAAGAAATCTATCAACTGGAATAACATTGCCGAGACTGCACGTAAGAATCCAGACTTGAATCCCAAAGAACTTGAGAATCTAGTTGGCGAATATGTGTTCAACGTTGTTAAAGGCACACAACAATTCCAAGTTTCCGAACCACTAGAGGTTATGGAAATTGGTACAGGTCACATGATGATCAAGCGTGAAGTGTTTGATAAGATGGCAGTGCAGTATCCAACTATCAAATACAAACCAGATCATGTTGGTCAAGCACACTTTGATGGTTCACGTTACATTCATGCATACTTTGATACAGTAATCGACTCTGTTGATTCTATCGTTGGTGGTGGCTCAGAGCGTTATCTATCAGAAGATTATATGTTCTGTCAGATGTGGCGTAAGATGGGTGGTCAAATCTATCTGTGTCCTTGGATGAAGACTCAGCACATCGGTACCTACGCATTCACTGGTAACATGCCAGCGGTTGCTCAGTATACTGGTAGGCTGTAATGGATAAGGATGCTATCAAGGCATCCCAAACAGCAACAGAAGGTGGTCGTAAATTTGATGGTGGTAAAATTCGATATGGTCTTTTACCACCATTAGCACTCAAAGCGACTGCTGATGTTCTGACTTTCGGTGCCGAGAAATACGAACCAGATAATTGGAAACATGTTCCGGATTCACTCAACCGATATTTTGATGCAGCACAAAGACACATGTGGGCATTCAAAGAAGGTGAAACGATTGATCCCGAATCCGGTAGACATCACTTAGCACATGCATTGTGTTGCTTGATGTTTTTATATGAACATGATATAGTGTATTCAGCAAGTGAAAAATAATTTTAATCATGGAGTAATTTATGAAACTGTCCAACGACACGTTAACTGTATTGAAGAATTTTGCTTCAATCAATCAAGGCATATTCTTTAAAAAAGGTAAGACACTTCGTACAGTATCTAACCAAAAGAATGTGATGGCAGAAGCAACAATCACAGAAGAAATTCCAACAGACTTTGGTGTATTCGATCTGAATAATTTTCTTACTGTTATATCTTTACATAAAGATGATACTAACCTAGACTTCCAAGACAACAATGTTCTTATCTCTGGTATGAAAGGTCGCAGTAAGATCAAGTATCGTTTCTGTGCGCCTAGTATGATTACCGTTCCACCCGAAAAACAATTGGCAGTTCCTGATCCTGAAATTGCATTTGAAATATCAGCAGAAGATTTTGATTGGATCATGAGAGCAGCAAACGTTCTATCAACACCACACATCGTTGTTGAATCTGATGGCGGTCAGATTTTCGTATCGACATTAGACTTGGCAGATGATTCAAAACACACTGATTCCCTACAGATCACTGAAGGTAATGGTGATAAGTATCGCATGATATTTAAAACTGAAAACTTTAAGATGCTGTCTGGTGGGTACGAGGTCAAGATTTCTTCCAAAGGAATCTCACACTTTAAACATAAAACTTCCAACATTCAGTATTGGGTTGCAACTGAAGCTGGTTCTAAATTTGAAAAGGCTTAATTATGGCAATGAAAATGTTCACAAATGCATCGTCAGCATTCGAGGGTGAATCGATTGCTATCAACTCAGACATTGTAGCATCAGTGTTTGAACTGATCACACCAGATGAGAATGCTAAACTACAAATG